CCTGGAAGAAATGGAAAAAGCCCTGGAAGAGCGAAAGAGAAAAGCAGCCGAGGAGAAAGTCAAAAAAGAAGAGGCATCCAGAAAGGCAGTACAGCAGGAAGAAACATCCGCTACTGCGGAAAACAAAGAAGACAGCAAGGCAGAAGTACCGGAAACTACGGCAGAAACACAGGAAGCAGAGAATACTACAGAAGTACAGGAAGAAATCTGGACACTTGACTTCCGTGTACGCGGCACCAAGAAACAGATCATGGATCTGAGAGAATACCTGATCCGCAACAACATTCAGTTTGGAAAGGTGGAATAAAACATGGCAGTAGCAAACAGTCTTGCAAACAGACAGACAAGAAGCAGCATGGCAACGTATATGTCCCAGGAAGCAGTGAGGAAGCAGATCAACAGCGTGGTCGGCGGCAAGAATGCCACCAGATTCGTCTCCAGCATCGTTTCCGCAGTACAGACAACACCGGCTTTGCAGGAATGCACGAACCAGAGTATCCTGTCAGCTGCATTACTCGGTGAAGCACTGAACCTCTCACCATCCCCACAGCTCGGACAGTTCTATATGGTCCCGTTCAAGAACAATAAAAAAGGCTGCAAGGAAGCACAGTTCCAGCTTGGGTATAAGGGTTATATCCAGCTGGCAGTGCGTTCCGGATACTACAAACGCCTGAACGTCATGGCGATCAAAGAAGGGGAGCTTCTCCACTACGATCCCCTGAACGAAGAAATTGAAGTGAACCTGATCGAGGATGACATCATCCGTGACGAGACACCTACAGCCGGTTATTATGCCATGTTCGAGTATGAGAACGGATTCCGAAAGACAATGTACTGGTCGAAGAAGAAGATGCTGGCACACGCCGAAAAGTATTCCAAGGCGTTTGGAGGGAATGGCGGGGCGAGATCGCTGGAACTCCTGGAAGCCGGGCAGATCCCGGAAAAAGACCTCTGGAAATATTCTTCTTTCTGGTTCAAGGATTTTGACAGCATGGCATTGAAGACCATGCTCCGCCAGATCATCAGCAAATGGGGCATTATGAGCATCGACCTGCAGAACGCCCTGGACAAGGACATGGCAGTGATCCACGAGGACGGAAAAGCTGAGTATGTCGATTCCGTAAAAAAGGAAGAACCGGTGGCGGAGCAGGAATACAGGGAAGTCCCGGAAGCAAAGACGGATGTACCGAAAGCAGCAGAACCACCAAAAGAGGCAGATGCTTCGGAACAGATGAGCATGGAAGATATGTTC